GAACAGGAGTTGGCGTGGCCGCAGGAACAACTGCAGCCAATGCAAACAAGCCATACTTAATTACTTCACAGAGAGATTTGTCTGCTACTTTTGGTACACCATTCTTTTATAGCACTGCAGCAGGAACTGCAATCAATGGTTACGAACTCAACGAATACGGTTTACTTGCAGCCTACAGTACACTAGGAGTTAGCAACAGAGCATATGTACAAAGAGCAAATGTTGATCTAAGTCAACTTACTGCTACATTAACTCGTCCAACTGGCGATCCGGCAAATGGAACATATTGGTTTGACACAGGTGTTAGCACGTATGGTGCATTTGAATGGAGTTCAACAACACAAACTTTTACCAACAAAGTTCCTACAGTAATAACAAAAGTTGCTGATCTTGTTGGTGGCGTGTCAAGTGGTGTGCCATTGTCAAGTATTGGAAGTATCGGAGACTATGCAGTTAATGTTACTAATACAAACAATCCTGTATATTATAAATCACCAGGAAACAGTGCAAGTAGTCCTGCTGTAACAGCAAACAGTTGGGTACTTGTTGGAAGTGATGCATGGAAGAATTCTTGGCCAACTATAATTGGCACTGCAACAAACCCAACAATTACTGCTGGAAATAGCATGATCTTTAACGATATTACTATCACAAGTTCAGGAACAAGTATTACTACTGTCGCAAGTGATATTAATACTGCAAGTGTTCCCGGAGTAAGTGCAACAGTTTTAAATGGAAAACTACAGATATTTGTTGATTCCAATGGATCCAATGACGGGTCAACTGATGACGGTAACGGAATATTGATGGTTGAAGATGGCAATAACTCTACATTGCTTACAGAACTAGGTATTGCTACCAGTACATCAAAAGACGGAAAGCCTTATTATGCACCAGTCTTACATCTTGGTTATAACTATGAGAATCCAAGTTGGCAGACTACAGGCGATGAGCCTCATCCAACCGGATCAATTTGGTTCAAAACAAATAATGTTAACGTTGGTGCAAATTTTGTTGTAAAAGAGTACGCAGCCGCAACAGACACATTTGGTACACTTAGCAATACTGTTCATTCAACAGATGAAAGTGCATTAAAAGCATTAGATCCATCTGGGGGAGGATTAAACATTGCCGCAGGAACAATATACACACAATCAAATGTACAAGGCAATCTAACATATACTTTTAAATTTTTTGAAAGATATTCAAGTGGTGCAACACAAGTTACTGGTAACACTACAACTCCAACATTTACTGCGTCAGATCAATTTACTATTCAAGCCAGTGCAAAAAATAGTACAACACTTACAACGGCTGTTACTGCAACACTAGGTGGTACAACCGCAGCTGATTTTGTTGCTGCTTTTACTGCCGCAAATGTTGCAAACACAACTGCAAGAGTATTATCCACAGGTGCAGTACAAATTGAACATACACTAGGTGGTGTAATATATTTAAAAGACACAACTGGAACTCCAGTAACAGATGCAGGTATAGTAACAGCTATCGAAACAGGTCAAGTTAGAGCAGGAAACGATAGTAATGTTATTCTAAGTAACTGGATTCCGTTGGGATTTGGAAGTACACCAGTATACACTGCAAGTTCAACTGCTCCTAGTATTGATCCAGCAGATGGAACATATTGGTACTATAGTGAAACTGGCGAAGCAGACATCATGATACAAAGTGGCGGAACCTGGAAAGGTTACCAAAACGTTACAACTGACCAACGTGGTTATCCTTTATCAACAACAAGTCCAAACGGACCAATTGTTGCTGCAAGTGCTCCAACAAAGCAAAGTGATGATACTGCTTTGGTCTACGGAGACTTATGGTTATCAACTGCTAACTTAGATGACTATCCACAAATTTACAGATGGGAAAGTGTCGATTCAGTTGATCAATGGGTATTGTTAGATAATACAGATCAAACAACACAAAATGGTATTTTGTTTGCTGATGCACGTTGGGCCGATGATGGGTCAACCGATCCAATCACTGGAGATATTGATACAATTAAAACCTTACTTACAAGTGATTATGTAGATCTAGATAAACCAGATCCTACACTTTATCCTGAAGGTATGCTACTGTTTAACACAAGACGTAGCGGGTTTAATGTAAAGAGCTTTCAAGTTGACTATTTTAATAGCTCAGACTTTCCATTTGCTACATACGGTGCATTGCCTACTGTAACAGATGCATGGGTTACTGCTAGTGGTAACAACGATGACGGTTCACCTAGCATGGGCAGAAAAGCTGTAAGAAAAATTGTTGTAGCGGCTCTTAAAGCAGGAGTAGATGGCACACAAGAACTACGTGAAGAACAAAAGACCTTCAACTTACTGTGTTGTCCAAACTATGAAGAACTAGCTACAAACCTAGTAGCTCTAAACAATGAGCGTAACAACACTGGATTTATTCTAAGTGATGCTCCAATGCGTTTAGCAGATACAGGCACTGATATAACAAATTGGGCAACCAATGCAAACGGCGACGGACTTACAACTGCTGATCCATACTTTGGTGTGTTTTATCCAAGTTGTCAAACCACTGACTTGTCAGGCACTACAGTTGTTGCACCAGCAACACACATGATGCTTAGAACAGTGGTACGCAACGATGATGTTGCTTTTCCATGGTTAGCTCCAGCAGGTACAAGACGCGGTACTGTTGATAATGCTAGTCAGTTAGGTTATGTTAACGCACAAACAGGTGAGTTTACACAAACTGCAATCAGACAAGGTTTAAGAGATACACTATACGAAAACAATATAAATCCAATTACTTTTATTCCTGGATCAGGTATACTTAACTATGGTAATAAAACAACATTTACTGGTAGTTCACTTGATAGAATAAACGTTGCAAGACTTGTAGCATTTATTAGAGGTAGACTAGAAACAATTGGTAAAAACTTTGTTTTTGAGCCAAACGATCAAATCACACGTGATGAAATTAAAAATGCAGTTGAGAGCTTGATGATAGATCTTGTTGCAAAGCGTGGTATCTACGATTACTTGGTTGTTTGTGACGATAGTAACAACACACCAGCAAGAATTGATCGTAACGAACTATATGTTGATGTTGCAATTGAGCCAGTCAAGGCAGTTGAATTCATCTACATACCGGTTAGAATTAAGAACACAGGCGAAATAGCAGCTGGTAATGTAGCCAGTTCAGCCGCAGTTTAAAGCACTTTAAACAACGAAAAATGAGGTTTCGGCCTCATTTTTTTGTGGCCAATTTATGATAAATAATATTGTAATAAGGAGAATTTTAAAATGGCCGTATCATCGCTAACAAGAATGACAGTTCCTTTGGCATCAGACCAATCAAGTCCAACTCAAGGACTGTTAATGCCAAAACTAAAATATCGCTACCGGGTGGTATTTGAAAATCTTGGCGTGTCAACCCCTAGAACAGAACTTACCAAACAGGTAATGACTTTTACTAGACCTACTATAAACTTTGAAGAAATTGAAGTACCAATCTACAACAGTAGGATTTATCTTGCTGGACGTCAAACTTGGGACGCTGTATCAGCAACATTTAGAGATGATGCCGGCGGAAACGTAAGTAGATTGATTGGTGAGCAGATTCAAAAGCAGATGGATACACTAGAACAAGCAAGTGCTAGTTCAGGTATTGATTACAAGTTTGTTACACGTTGTGAAGTACTAGACGGTGGTAACGGCACAAGCACACCAAACGTACTTGAGACATGGGAATTATATGGTTGCTTCTTAGTAAATGCTAACTATGGTGATTTAGATTACGGTTCAAACGATCCTGTAACTATTGAAACATCAATACGTTATGACAACGCAGTACAGACACCACTTGGAACAGGAATTGGATCAACAGTAGGAAGAACACTGGGTGACGTTGTAACTGGCTAATTAAGTTAGAGGAGTAACTTATGGCCTTCGGACAAGACTTTCTCAAAGGATTCTTTGGTACTGATTTTTTAAGAGACTATACTCATGCGAGTAAAACTTTTCGTAGTAATAACTCGGCACTTTCTCCACGTCGTAAATTCCTATTCCATGTAGTTTTTAATCTCAACACACAACAAATTCCTCAACTGCAAAGTATATTTCAAACTCAAGATTTACAAAATCTTAATTTGCTGGTTAAAGAAATTAAGCTACCAACCTATAAGTTTTCTGTTGATACCATGAATCAGTACAATAGAAAACGTAAGGTTCAAACACAAATTGAGTATGATCCAATCACATGCATAATGCACGATGATGCCAGTGACCTAAGCCGTACACTTTGGTATAACTATTTTTCATACTATTACAAGGATGCTAGTCAAAAGTATTTTGATGCCGCAGTTACTAACGGTAGTCTTGGACCAAACGCACAAGGCGTTGATCCAGGAGCAGCTTATCCTTACGGATTTAGAGATATCTACACACAAGACAGAGAAATCAACGACTGGGGATATATTGGTGAAAGTTACATGGACGGTGCCAGAGCTGGAAAGCCGGCTTTCTTTCGTGATATTACTATTTTTGGACTTAATGATGCACAGTGGTGTGCTTACACATTAATTAATCCAATTATAAGTTCGTTTGAACATGATACCTACAACTACGCAGAAGGTGCTGGTATTATGCAAAATACTTTTGTCTTTGATTATGAAACTGTAAAATACTATCATGGAGCATTAACAAAATCAAATCCTGATGGTTCTATACCAAGTTTTGGTAATCCAGCAAACTATGACGAGCGACCTAGTCCTCTTTCAAGACCAGGTAGTGCCGCTACAATATTTGGTCAAGGCGGGCTTATTGATGCCGCAGGTGGTATTATTACCGACCTTAGTGCTGGTAATCTTGCTGGTGTAGTTGGTGCTATACAGAAAGCAGGTACTGCATATGAAACATTTAAAGGCAGAGATCTAAATCAAATACTAGAAGTAGAATCAAAGAACATAGCACGTAGCGAAATCAAATCAACACTACCAGGTGCGGCTAGAGGCGTGTTGTTTCCTAATAAACCAAACATACAAGCAGTTGGCTCTAATGCTCCGGCTACACTTCGTCCGGCAAGTTTAAGTTCCAATGTTACAGGTCCAGTTACTATTAGTGATCAAACTGGGTCAAAACCTAGAACAACAGGACCGTAATGGCTACATTAAATTACACAAACCCTGGCACAGATCCTACAGTAAGAGCATTTGACGAATTCTATAACAGAGAATTGGTTATTGATTCAAATGCGTATGATGTGGTATACAGTTTTTTTGCAAAGATCTTTACTGATGAATTTGCGGCCAAAAACTTTACGCTTTCGGTATTTCAAATAAGTGAAGACACTGGCGAAAGTGTTGAAACCATACTGAGTCAACTTAGCAATCAAAATACCATACAAATAACTGCAACACTAGCCTACTATCTTAATAACAATCGTAGCAATACTACATTACTTGGTGTTTCAAATACTGCTACTCCTAACCAATATGTTGCACGTAACATTTTAATATAGGTGTACTATGTCTAAGTTTCAACAAGGCACGTACACAGTTATGAAACCTCACAAGTATGCAGGCAAAGGTGCTCCAAAGTTTCGCAGTGGATGGGAGCTTGCATTTATGCGTTTCTGTGATAACAACGATCATATTATTACATGGTCAAGCGAATCTCTTGCAATACCTTACATTAACCCTCTAACAGGAAAACCTACACGATATATTCCTGACTTTTTGATACAGTACAGAAACAAAGCAAATCAAGTGGTTACAGAACTTATTGAAATAAAACCAAAAAAACAGAGCATACTTGAGAGCAAAGCCAACAACAGAGATAGAGCAGTAGTTGCACTAAATTATGCAAAATGGGATGCCGCACAAAAATGGTGCAAACGTAATGGACTAACATTTAGAGTCGTAACTGAAGAAGACATATTTCATCAAGGACGCAAGCGTTAATAAGTACCATGAAGACTTGCGAGCTTTGTAATACAGAATTTACGTGTAGCAAAGATTACAACTGCTGGTGTATGGACATGCCTATTGTAAACGTTTCATCTGCATTACGAGATTGCTTGTGTCCAACTTGTTTAAAGGAAGCACATGACAAAAAAATTAGAAGAACTGTTTGACTTGCCCACTGATGAAGGGTTACCTGAAGAGGTAGTACCCGATAACGTTCCAGAAGCAAAACCTGAAAACAATCCTATAATGCAAAACACTCTCAGTGAACTTGATAAAGTACAAGCCGCACTGCCAATGGTACGTGGTTTAGAAGCAAGTGATATCGAAATGGATGAACTTGCAGAAAAAGCAACCAAGGGCTTTGATGATATGATGGATCTTGGTATGAACGTAGACAGTAGATGGGCCAGTGATATCTTTGGAGTAGCCAGTACCATGCTAGGACATGCAATCACTGCGAAAACTGCAAAACTTAACAAAAAATTAAAGATGGTTGATCTACAACTAAAAAAAGCAACCTTAGACCAAAGAGCCAACGCTAACAAAGAAGAAACTGTGGATGGAACTGGCGTTGTTCTTGATAGGAATGCACTACTAGATAGGTTGTTAAACAAAGACAAAGAAGAGAAATGAGCTCTATTCTGCTAAATACTGCATAGAAGGAACATAAGATGAAATCATTTGCACAATACCTTGTAGAAACACGCCAAACA